AGGGTATCGATATTCTGATTAATTTTGGCGTAATTGGTCGGACTATTAGGAATTGTGGCATTTGTAGGGTCAACGGCGTTATTTCCAGAACCAACTTGGTCGTTCTGCGCTTGAAGAAATTTAGTATCAATAGAATCAGATTTTTTGGGTTTCGAATTGAAAACCACCTCGCCTAAATTTACATCCGTAGAATAATCTCCAGAATCAGCAAGATGCCCGCCAACCTTCACATTGGCAATTTGTTTGATAGGATATTCCGGATCACAAAATAAATATCTATGATCTGTAACTTTTTCCAAAACCGAATCGTCGGCATAATGAAATTCATTAATACCGCTACAACCTAAAAACTGGGTAGAATTAATACTCGTGTAATCAACCCCATCATCATTTACCACTAGTGTCCCAGAGGAAGGAAATTTTTCAGTTGATGCCACGGTCAAAATCGTTCCACCAGGGGTGGCAACAGAAGTCAAAACGGTCTGCTGAGATTTCCGCACCAGTATCCCAGGAGCATCATCAACAGCCCCTATAACAATGGGTTTAGTTATTCCAATGGAATCTTCAGGTGCATTCGGGTAATCCTGAAGGTTAATAGAGTTTCCTAAAATCCCTGCACCATAACTTTCTGAAATATCAATTAAATCAAAAGTACAAGTAGCCTCATCATAAGCGATGGGATCACCCATACGAGCTACAAAAATTTCAGCCAAATCAGAACCGGCGAGCCCTTCTCCCGCAAACCATTGGTAAACTTTAACCGTAGCAGCCTCCGGAGGACGATTCCGAAACAAATGAGAAAACCTATTTCCCAAACTAAAAAAACTTACAGGAACATTTACAACTTCAACCGTAAGGCTAGCTCCTGAATTTGAAGTAAGACGATCCGCTGTAACAAGTCTATCAATATTCCCCATATCCTTAACAAGAGGAAACCAATCTACTCCATCAATATTTATACCCTTGCGATCGGTAAATCGCAGAGTCAACGCAGACAATCCATTCATTGCCGGCCAATCGATTTGCATCAGGTTGATCGGCGCATTCGCCTTTTTATTTCGGGCTGCTGTAAAACCCGTAGTAAAATCCGTTCTCATTATTTTTCCTCAAAATAGGCATTTAGGCAATTGTCTTTTTACCCGTTTCAATAATTTCCAATTTGTCATCGATAGTCATTTGGTTGGACCGAGTCCTTTGGGATATTTCTTCCTTTAAACGTTGCTTTAAAATAGCCATCAATTTCTCTTTCCAGTCTTCCCGCTCACGAAGTTGCCAATAAAATTCTGATCGAAGAGGAATAGATTTAATAAAAGCCAATGTCCCATCTTTATAAAAAACTTTTATGGGAAACATTTGTCTTTGACCAATTTCTTGAATTTCTTCTGCATCAATTTCAAACGAGAAATCGTTCGGCCTACAATTGCTCCAATCCAACATTTTTATCTCCTATTGTTTTCGCAATTCAATCAATCCTGAATACTTTCCAAAAATTACTAATTGAAAATTAAACGAATTCATCCATCTAACGGTGTGTAAGGTTCCCATTAGGTCTTCATATTCAAAACTTTCAAACGATTTTTTGACCGTCTTAAAAAAAACCAACGCAGCGTCCCGGTCTACCTGACTCACCCGGCTGAAAGAAAGAGAAAACAATTCCTGGAATTGTCCTTTATCCTGGACATAAAGGGTCCCACCAGACGTAATTGAGGTAACTTGCTCAGGAAAATCCACAGGCTCCAGCGCAGGATAATCTGGAACCGTTTCAGGTACCCATTGAACTATCGAAGATGCTTTCGTTGGAAAATAAAAAGCAAAACTCATAAACAAACTCCAAAAGCAGAAAATTAACGTAAATTTTGGAAATTACATTGATTGATAAATAAAATTTCGGGTTAACCCTCATTTTTATTTTTTAAATTAGATAACTAGTCTGCTCATTGATAATTTTTCCAATCACTGAACCATAAGTCGTATCTTCAAGAATTTGAAATTCTGCATTGACCTTGACAACTTCTCCATCCCGACCTTTTTTTGCTTCTTTGTAAACTACTTTGGGAAAAATAATGTCGCAAGAAAAACTATATGACCCGGATCCTCCGCCAATAACCGAACCGGTGATGGGAATATTCATTACATATTCGATGCCGTTAATCAGTCCGGTTTTGTGCGTATCGTCTTGCATTTCCAGAGATGCGGATAAACTTTGTTTGAACTTATCGCCCCGTTCCACACGGCTTACATAGCTGCTGCTATCCCCCATTTCATAAATAGTTTGAGCTTGGTTATCAATAGTCCATTCGAACGATTGTAAATCCCCCTTGAGTGAGGTGGGGCTACCAACAATGGCAAGATCACCAGAAGCAACAGACCCGGAAAGGGAACCGCCTCGCATAAAGTTAACATCGCCATAACGCAAATAAGATTCGCCAACGACTGTGGGCTTAGAATCGACACTGGGTTCTTCCTTCCCCATACCACCGAACTGAGCTTCGAGTTTTACAAAGTCGCCCCGTTCGCCACTAACCTTTACAGATTTTCCAAACAACCCACTGAATCGTTTTGCAGCAATTCCGTCATACTCCACCATCGTCAAAGAAGGCAGGGTAATACTAGTCAAGTCTCTCTCGATATAATGCCGATAAACGCTTGGATCATTGGCAATATCCGGTTGATCTGTTGTGACTTTTCCCATAACCATTGCTAAAAAGTGCGCAAGATTATGAGGCATGGCCCGTTGTTGATGGCTGCCATCAAGTTTCCAATTGAGAATTTCCTGGTTTGCGGGTTCATTCAGTCCAGTCACCTCATTTTCATCAGTCTGAACCTCATTGGGTTGGACATCGGTAATCGGTCCTTCAAAATTAAAGGAAGTCGCTAGTACTGCCGGAGTTCCATAGGTAGATTCTTTTATCGTGGAAAACCCACGCCACCCTGTGGTGATTCTTTTTGTAACCATAATTTTATCCTCAAACTGCAATAGCATGCAGTCTTCGTTAATATTTTTAATGAATTATTAGAATGGAATTGTTATTTCAATTTGGGCTGTTGTAGTAGAAATAAAATAATAATATTCCCCTTTTTTAAATTGCTCATCGGTAGTGCTAACGCTTTGCACGAAAGCATCAATTCCAAGATTATTTGTAGAGCTTTTCTGTTTATCAAGAATCCGTTCAATATTTTTAACTATCAAAAGATTTTCTTCAATTCCGGTTTGTGCGTTGCGCATTTGGTTAACCGTAACGATCTGCGCTGGAACAGTTTCACGAATTTCATTGGTAGTTTGAATTTCCTGTTGCTTGGCTCCAGAATTGGGAATAACAGCAATAGCCGGGAGATCCTCTTTAGAAAAATACTGTGCGTCCTTTTCATCCTGAATCGAGAATCCTCGCTTATGAATTTCTATGGTTTGAACGTTATTCCCTACCCAGGTATCGTTTTGTAAGGTTGTTTTAATGGCATTACCTAAAGCCGTGTAATCCGTCACCACTACTCTCCACAAAATAAGTTAATCTAAGGTTTAAACTGCTCCTTAAGTGCTTCTGCAAGTTTTTCATCTATTTTAAAAACGCCATCTTCTACCGCATCTCCAAGAACGCGAAAAGCCGGAGTTCCAGGATGCTTTACTTCTTTTGTGGGATGTTTAGCTCCCGGCCAAAACAAAACTTTATTGCCTTTGGGTCTAATAATATGCGGCCGGCTACCAAACTCAATAATACCGGCGATAGGAGAATCGCTTTTCACAGTCCCGATGAAAGAAACCGTGCCGTCTTTAAATTCCGATTCGATGGACTGAAAATAGGCTCCGGCTCTTTTCCCGGGTTTTTTTTCTGGAGAACGCACCCGCTCTTTTGCAAGTTGCTCAGCCTCATTAGTAACCCTTCGGCCTGTGGCGCGTGCCACTTTTTTCAAACCAATGGAAATGTTTTTAAACCAGTTTTTAATTTTCTCAAACGAGTCAAGTTGAACAGTAATGGACATATCAATTTATTTTTTAAAGCTGAACCAGCCTATAAGGTTCCCAAAGCATCCGCACCAGGGGAGGTATAGGTATCTGATTCATCTCCAATAACCCTGAAGTTGATTCATCAGATTCGTATAACTTGGATTTATTTGCGAATAACAGTTTTATCCATTGCAACATGCCTTGCTTGATTCCTTCCGAAACATCACTGACAGTGGATCCATAGCCCGCTATAAACTCAACTTCAACAGAACTGAACTTTCTGAGAGCGGTGGGCCAAGAACTATTTTCATTCAAGGCTATCCTTCCAGGGGATGGAGCAGCATCAACAAAATAGTTACTCGAATCAAAAATAGAAGCGGAATTTTCTGTATCGTAAGTTTTTATAAATATAACCGACTGCATGGGCGGTCGTGGAATAACGATGACTCGTCCATTTAAGCTTTTGGTCCTGTTCCCGGCTCGAAAATAAAAATCATCCAACCAGAGTGTCCAGGTTTGAGTTAAAAATGATCGGCCAGTCCATTCTTCAGCACGTTGACGAATTGCAGTAATCATCGATGCGATCAAGGTGTCATCGTTACCATCATCAATACGCAATAGATTTTTAGCTTCGGCAACCGTAACCGGCTCCAGAGAAGGTGGAGTTTTAATTTTTAAAGCCATTTTTATTTAGCCATTTTTTTGCGGGTTCTAGCTCTTTTATTTTCGGGAGCTTTACCCAGATTTTTAGATTCCATATTTTTGGCCCAGCGCTTGCGAATAAAAACTTTTGCAAGTTCGTCAGGAATTTCAACAATATCTTCCGCGCAATATGTGTGGACTGAAATACCATCCGGTGACCCTTGTCGGGTTTTAAGCATTTTAATTTTCATATAAACTCCCGGTATCCCCTTTCCCGGCAAACCGGGAAAGGGAAAATTTAAGATCAATTAACAGGAGCAAGATGTGAAATGCCACGAACAACCAATGCAGCAGACTGCGCGCCTGTGGTAGCCCCGCTAATCGTTAATACTGCACGAAGGTATCGCTTGTTGCCCCTGTACCCAACACGCTGATTGGTATCAGAAACTAAATCAACCAATGAACCCTGCTGATCGTTTGCACTAACATCACTCCAATTAGAATTATCATCTGATTCCTGAATCTTCGGAGTATGAGTACCATCAGTAACCGTACCCAAACTGAACACTATGGCCGATCCATCAAAACCACGAAGGTCTACACCTACCCCATTTGCATCTGCTATGTAGTCATCCGGATCAATAGAGTTGACAACATCAAAATTATTTTTAATATCTTTCATTTCCTTCTCCTTTAAAGTTTTATTTGAACCCCCCTCCCCTTAACGGGGGAGGAGCAATCTTCCCTCTGGAAAGAGGAGGGGATTGTGATTACGCAGCAGTTTTCTGAATGGCAAAGGCTTCGAAATTCGTCACATCGCCACCAGTGCGTTTCGTGGTGTAAAACAAGACAAAGGGTTTGGAACTGAATGGATCACGTAGAACACGTAATCCCATCCGGTCAACAATGGTATAAGCTTGACTAAAATCACCGAACGCTACAGATAAAGAATTAGCAGCGACTTGGGGCATATCTTCCATACGTTCAATGGCATGACCCAGCAACGTTTGCGGTTCACCTTCTTGAAAACCAGGTTGCCAAATATAAGAACCACTCGAATCTTTCAGTTTAGAGACTTCTTCAATCGCACTTCGTGACATGAGCCACTTTGCGCTCGGTATGTATGGGCTTTTCAAAGCATAAAATAGAGTACGGAGCCCATCAGCGGTCAGTGCGCTGGCATTTCCAGTATTAACTTGTTGCACTTCTCCCGGGTTGGTGGTGCCCGACGTGTAGGTAAGAATTCCACGGGGTTTTCCAGAACCATCGCCGTTTATGAACGAAGCATTTTCTATGCGCGACATTTTGTCCGCTATCTTCATCGATAACCAGGTTTCGACATCAATGCGCGAATCATCGAGCAATGTTTGCGTAGCTTTTGGCATCGCGTAAAGTTCATGCACTGGAATACGGCGCACACCAATCTGCGGCGTGTTTGTTTCTGGACGAGCTGCACGCTCACTGGTCCAACCACTATCCGCCTCGTTAAGATCTTCAGGAATTTCCAATGCATCACTGGAAATAGTTTCTACCGTAGCAATATTACGCATCGGGGAAGTTTCGAAAACTTTCTGCACGGCACGTTCAGAAATTTCAGGAGTCATCCAATATCCACCGTCCGGGTCACTATCCGAAGAAAGTAATTTGACTTCATCCGCAGATAAAAGCCCTTCCCCTTTTCTCTGGTAATGCACCACCGCCTGCTTTCTTGCACTTGAGTTCGGGTCCAATTTTTCATGCTCTGCCATTGCCGGGCGATTCAATTTGGTCTCAACTTTTTCAATGCGTTGCTTCACTTCCGTAAGGTTTTGAATCTCTTTTGCAATACGGTCTACCTGTTCTTCCAAAACCGGGTCGGCATGTCCTTTTTTCTGAATTTCCGATAAACGCTGGTCGTTTTTGGTTCTGTGCTCCAAAAACGCCTGATTGAGCTCTTCCACGAGCTGTTTGATCTCTTCCATGTCATTCTCCTTCAAAAAGAAACCCCCGCAAGCCCCTTATAAAAGTCCCTATATAATAAGGAACCTTTTCATAATTATTTGGGCCAAACGAGGGTAAATTGGGTTGTTTTAAGTAAATTATGCTTGTCTTACATCATTCAGGAGTTGCTGAAGCGATTGCCTCAGCATCCATTTTTCCGTAAAATCGGCTCCTTTTACAATGGAGTGGGTCGAACCCGGCTCATTATTCCTGGCAAGGAGTGATTTTAAATTTCGAATCGCCAGCCGAGTCTGCCCTGGGTCCATCCCCACGGCGTTTTTCAAAAACTGGCCGATCAATTCTTCTTTGGCCTTCACGCTGATGACCCCCGCCTGCCGGTTCATCGGAAACGTGACAACACTGTATTCCATGAGTTGAATTTCTTTCAGTCGACGGATTTCAGGACGCTTATTATCCGCCTCTTCTTTAATAACGCGAAAGCCGATGGAAAGCCCTGTTCGCCCGCCGATGTTCTGTGCCATTTTCATCAAACTATGACGTTCCCGTGCAGCAGTAACATTTAAGTCGAGCAAGCCACGAACAAACAAACCGCGTTCGTCTTCATGGGCTTCTACATTCCAACCTATCTGGCGGGTGGGATCGTGGTGGTCGAGAATAGGGAATCGCCCGTTACTCTCAATCAGTGTTTTTTTATAAGCGCCTTTTTCCACCACGTCGCCACCCAGATCGATAGACCCAAATGTGGAAGCATAGCCACAAAACTCTCCCGCATCATTAATAGCGTCCATTTTGAATGGAAACGATTTAATTTCTTTCATAGATCATTCACCTTCGATATTAGAATTATTTTGCAAACGCTGC